CATTTTTTTGAGTTTACCACTAGATTCTTTGACCTTAATATAAAAGTCTGGGAAGTATCTGTGGTATCGATTATCAACTGGAGAACGATAGGGGATGGTGTTTATTTCACTTCCCCATTCTAAAATATTTTCATTCATATCACAATAAACCATAAACTTTCGCTCCCAGAGAGAACGATAAATTATATTCGTTGGATCACCTTTGTATTTTTTTGGATATGAAGGTTGATATTTTCCCTTATATGACATCTAAATACTTAATAATGTAAGACTCGTATAAGGTATTTAGAGTGCCAACACGCAAAAAGATATCAGAATTCAAACCACTTATTACAAATCTTGCTCAAACATCACATTATCAAGTTATCTTTGGTGGTCTGAACGATGACTTATCAACTTACTTAGATGAAAGAGGAGTTGATACGAGATTTATAACTAATAGTGCTGGATTGTTATGTTCCTCTGCATCGATTCCAGGAAGTTCACTGGCAACCGCAGACATCAATGGGAACTTTATGGGTGTGCAGGAAAAAATGGCGCACACCAGAATTTTCACTCAAATGCAGTTAGAATTCTATGTGGATTCTGACTACAGAATGATTAAGTTTTTAGAGCATTGGATGGAGTTTATTGCATCTGGATCTGAGTCCAGTTTATCTCCTGATAGCAATGCTTATTATTACAGAATGCAGTATCCAAGTGCATATAAATCAAATTCAACCAAAATCATAAAGTTTGATAGAGACTATAAGAGAGAACTTGAATATAATTTCATTGGATTATTTCCTATTAATATGTCTTCTGTCCCAATATCATATGATGCTTCTGATATCTTAAAGGTGAGTGTTGCCTTTAATTATGAGAGATATATTCCTGGAAAGATTACAAGTAAGAGCAAATCTGGGGGAACTTCTAATAATATGGGAAGTACACCAACACCTAATACACAGGGGAGGATTGTGAATAGGGGAGGAACTAAAATTCCTGAAGGAAACTTCAAAGCAAATCAATAAATCCCCAATAAATAATCACAACTGAACTTTTTGGGTTATTATGCCTTTACCAAAGATTGCAACGCCAACATATGAGTTGGAACTTCCTTCTACACAAAAGAAAATAAGATATAGACCTTTTCTAGTTAAAGAAGAAAAAGTCCTCATTATAGCAATGGAGTCTGAGGATCAGAAGCAGATTACCACTGCCATTAAAAATGTTATTGGTAATTGTATTCTTTCTAGAGGAATCAAAGTAGATCAGTTGTCTACTTTTGATATTGAATATCTTTTCTTAAATATTAGAGGAAAGTCTGTTGGAGAAAGTGTTGAAGTCTTAATTACTTGTCCTGATGATGGTGAAACACAAGTTCCTGTGACCATTGATCTTGATGATATTAAGGTTCAGACAGATTCAAATCATACACGAGATATTGTACTGGATGAAAATTTGAGAATGAGGATGAAGTATCCATCCCTTGATGAATTCATTAAGAGTAACTTTAGTATTGATGGTAGTATGGGTGTTGATGAATCATTTCAACTCATTGCTTCTTGTGTAGAACAAATTTATAATGAAGAAGAATCGTGGAGTGCATCTGATTGTACTAAGAAAGAAATGTTGGCATTCATTGAAGAATTAAGCACTAAACAATTCAAAGAAATTGAAACCTTCTTTGAAACAATGCCAAAACTTTCACATACAATTAAGGTAAAAAATCCAAATACTGAAATTGAAAGTGAAGTTGTATTGGAAGGTTTATCTAGTTTTTTCGCATAGGTATGGCGCACGCCGATCTTGCGTCATACTATAAGATAAATTTTGCTCTCATGCAGCATCATAAATATTCATTAACAGAGTTGGAAAATATGATACCTTGGGAGAAGGAAGTTTATCTCACCTTATTACAACAATACATTGAAGAGGAGAACTTGAAGCAGAAACAACAGAACGGCATGTAAATGGCAAGAATAAGTGCGGCAAAATTTACAAATAGAGATATTCTTGTAACTGGTACTGATCCATCTACAGGAGAGTATCTGTCTGCCGCACAAAGAAAGGCATTATTTAGAAAGCAAAAGATAAGTTCAAATCAAGTTTTTAGAAAACCGGGAGCAATTGTAAAAGCAGGATCATCTGCAATTACTCCTGATGCTGGTGCTGGTGCTAATGTAAATGTTTTAAATGTCAGAGTTATTGCCATAGAAAAACAAGTCGCTTTTTTGGCAAAGGCATTAGACAAAGAAGCAGAATTAGAAAAGAAATCGCAACGAAATTATGAAAAGAAAGTATTACAACAAGAAGAGAAAAAATTAAGATCTGGAGAAGAAAAGCAATTAGAAAAGAAATTATCAGATAAACTAGTATCTCCTGTCAAAACGGTAGGTAGAAAGGCAGGCGGTGTTCTTGGCAATTTGATGGAGTTTTTCGGAATTCTTTTTGCCGGATGGTTAACAAACCAGGGAATGCTTGCGCTAGAAGCAAATGCTGAAGGAAATACTGCAAAATTAGAAGAAATTAAAAATAGGGTAATTAAAGACCTAGCAATTGTTACTGGAATATTCGCAACTTTGAATGGAGGACTTTTTGCCATTCTTGGAATTATTGGTGCTATCACTGGTGCTATTATTACCGCACCATTTAAATTATTAGGTAAAGCATTTAGAGGAGGAGAAAAACCAAATCAACCAAAACCGAATCAAGGTGGTGGTGCAAAACCTCAAGGTGGTGGATTATTCCGAAATGCCGATGGTGCTAGAAGAGGAATTACAACTCAAGCAAGCACCTTAAGAGGTGCTGATCGTTATTATGGAGCAGGAAAAGATGGATTGATGGAAATGAACCGCAATCTTGGCGGTGGTGGTCCAGTTCAACAATTTACAAGAGACAAAACATTTTTAGGTAAAACAGCACAAAGATTGGGTGTTTTGCGTAAAATGACAACAAGAAATATCTTTAAGATGATAGGTTTGGGACCAGGAAGTCCTGTTAAAAAAATACTTACCAAACTTAAAGAAGTATTTCCAAAGGATAAAGGAGTTGAATTTGCGGCAGATGCTGCAACTAAACCAAAATCTCTTTTTGGTAAAATATTTGGAGCACTTGGCAACCTTGGTAAAAAAATACTACCACTATTAAGAGCAGCATTTTTTATTGGTGCCGTTAGAGACAGAGCAATACAAGGAATGTCTCCGGCACAATCAATTTTGGGAGCAATGTTCCCTCTTGCTGGAAGTATTGTTGGTGGTGGTCTTGGTGCTGGTATTGGTCTTGCTGGCGGTCCTCTTTCATTCCTTGGTGCATTTGCTGGAAGTTGGTTAGGAGATTTTCTTGGAATTCAAGTTCAAAGACTTTTGGACTTTGTTTGGAAACCAGGATGGGATGGAGCTCCAGGAATAAAGAATTTTAATGACACGATTTATTCACTACAATCTGAAGGTGGTCTTGGGGGTGTATTGCAAAGCATATTCCCGTATTCTTCACAAAATACAAAACCAGGAGAGAGTGTTGAAAGTTCTTCAGAATCCTTAACATCTTCTTCGTCTTCTGCTGCTTCCACATCTTCTTCGTCTTCTGCTGCTTCCGCATCTTCAGTACCTTCTATTGCTTCCCCATCTTCACCACAAATGCAGGTGCCTGGACCAGTGTATAATGCTGGCAACACAACCGTAATTTATAAGAAAATTGGAAGTTCTTCTTCTGGGCAAACAACTTCACCAAAACCATCAAAATCTTCCACAAATGTTCCATTAATTGCCTCAGCAAATCCAGATAACTTCTATACGATGTATTCTCAAATGATCTATAATGTGGTGATCTAAAATGCCATTACCAGCAATCGCAGCAGGAGCACTAAGAATAGGTTCAATGATCGGCAGAGGCGGCGGATTACTAAAAAAAGCTGTTCTCAAAAAAACAAAGGTCAAGAGAGAGAACATTTCTAGAAGCAATATTCTTAATAAAAAAATAGTAGAGAAAAGAAAAAGAAGAGAAAAAGAATCTTTATTAGAATCATTAAGGACGAAAGGAAAATCTGGAATAAGTGCAGTAACTTCTCCAGCAAAAGGGTTTCTTCAAAGAATATTAGAATTTGTTGGCATTTTATTTGTCGGATGGTTGGTAAATAACCTGCCAAAAATTATAGAAATGGTGAAGGATTTAATAAGAAGAATTAAACTTCTTGTTCAAAGTTTAAAGAGTTTTATTAGTAATCTTACTGGATGGTTTGGATCACTTGGAAGTTTGCTAACAGGCACTCTTGATAATTTGAGAAACTTTGATTTTACCGACCAATCTGGTAAAATCAAAAAAGCAATGGAAGGCATGGAGAATGCATTTAGAGGAATGCAATCTGATATTGATAATGCTAAACTTGCTGTTGCCGGAGATTATGGTTCTGAAATTACATCAGAAAGTGGAGAATTGTCTGGAAGTGAATCTGCGGTAGCAAAAGAAATGTATGACTATCTAATGACAAAACCAGGAATGACTGAAAATAAGGCTGAAGGTATTGTCGCAAACATTAAGATGGAATCGGGTTTTAGACCTGATGTAATGGGAGATTATGGTACATCTGGTGGTCTGTTTCAAATGCATAAAGGAAGATATGCTGCAATGGAAGCAGCAGTTCCAAACTGGAGAACTAACTGGAAAGGTCAAATAGACCATGCTCTATCAACAGACAGAGGACCAGAATATATGAGAATGAATTTTGCATCTGGTGGTGATGCCGCAAATTGGTTTATGAGAAATTATGAAAGACCTAGTGAAGCCCTGAGAGATACTAGGGAGATAAATCAAAGGCAGTGGTTGAAAAAGGCAAATCTTCCTGGTGCTGGTGATGGAAGGCAAGCAAGAGGGGCAAGTCAAACACCAGCATATCAAAGAGCAGTTAATGTTGGTCGTGCATTAGAAGGACAGGGATATAGAGCATGGCAACACCCAGACTTTAATGTCCATTCTGGATATACTGGATCTGGAAGAGAGCGTGTGATGAGAAGAAGTTATAACTCTTATCACAATTATGGAGAGGCACTTGATTATCCACTGTCTCATA